GCACATTGAATATTTGTTTGTTCAAGCATTCATGGTGGTGGAAAATTCCTGAGTTGTTCAAGCCAAAAGAAAAATGGATTGATACAACCGATATGTCATGGAACAAAGACAAAGAGGGGCCACATGGATTCACGGAAGAAATTCGTAAAGAATATGGATTCACATTCACGCCTGATGGACTACATTTTTATTATGGTATTCAACCAGGCAATTGGTCACGCAATGATCCAGAAAACTCCGATCATTCAAAACTATTTTGGTATCCATGGCGTCTAGAGATTGTGCGTCACGACCTATTGTTTCCGGACGGTGATGTGTATTACAGAAATGTATATCCTAAAAAAAATCAAAAACATTTGCATTGGTGGGAAGTATTTGATAAACCGAAATCACAATCTGGTGTGCAAGTTCAAGTTGCTGAATTTGTTGAATTAGACCATTGGACTAAAGACGGCAAGAATCAAAAAGCAAAGATTAGATTGTGTGGTGAAGAAAGAGAATGGCGACCAAAATGTACACGTTGGTTGCCAATTTTCAGAAAAATCCAGAGAGTTGTTGATTGCGATTCTGATACCGAACTTGGTCCTCGTGCAGGATCATGGAAAGGTGGTATGTTAGGTTGGTCTGTAGACTGGAAAGAAGATGAATCTATGAAAGAGGCATTCTGGCGTTGGTATAGAAAGTGGGATGGTAATTAAATGCTTGATGAAGAAAAACAAAAGAAGCGTGAGGCTTTCATTGCTGAAGCCAAAGCCAAATATCAACAAGCAAAATTGGATTGGAAGAACTTATATGAATCCAAAAAAGATTGTGAATTTTTGGATGAAGATGGTTATCCAACCAATGATGCATTGCATTTGATTGAAGAATGGCATTTCTCTGACCCGAAAGGATTCTTTGCTTTTATTGAATCCATTTGGCATCTCCGTTCTTGGGGTTGGAATGAATGTGATGGTGGCATTGATGAATGGACACAAGAACAACTTCCTGAAACCACAAAAAGATTTCACATCTCTACTGCTGGTTGGTCGGGCAACGAATCTATCATTAAATCAATGCAGAAGAATGAAATGATGTGGTTCTTAAATTGGGTACAGTCTCGCCGTGGTGGACATTATATTTTTGAAGTGAAGGAGTTTGATGATGAATAATTATGAAAAACACGCAATGGTTGAATTTAAAGCCGCAGGTTGGATCGATGAGAATGGTAAATTTATCGATGAAATGCAAGAGGCTATCTGCAAACATGTATTAAAACTATTGGATGTATTTGATGGAGAAGGACATTCTGGATCATCTGCACCATATACTATCAATCTGTTCAGTAAACTAGCAGCATTCGAACCTATTGCACCAATTACAGGTGAAGATTGGGAATGGAATGAAGCAAGCACAGGTGTATATCAAAACAAACGATGCAGCCACGTATTCAAACAGGCTGACAGGTTTAATGGGCAAGCATACGATATTGATGGCAAAATCTTCTGGGAATGGTACAAAGATGAAGACGGAAAGCCATTTAAATCATACTACACTGGTTCAGGATCATTTGTGCCAATTACTTTCCCATATGTACCAAAGCGCGAGTATGTTTTTGTACCAAATGAACAATTTCCTAATGAGATTTTGTGATGTTGGCTTTCATACATTATTATTCCGCTTACAGAAGACTTGAAGAATGTGAGAAAACGGTTCTCATGTTGGCGAAGGATAAGTATACAGAGGAAGGTGTTCCTATCGAAATTCTTGCTCAAAGAGATTTTATAAAAAAAGAAGTTGAGTATTATAAAGAGAGAAGCACATTTCTTTTTTATTTTTACCTTGGCTGTTTGCTGGTAATATTTTTGGCTCTTACATTTTATTTTGGAGTATTAAAATGAGTTTATTTGTTGAAGTGACTTCGGTCGAAAAGGGTTGTCCTGTTATTATTAATTTGGACCACATTGTAGAGATTGCACCATTGGCTAGTGGTGGTTGTGCGTTGTTTATGACTGATGGCGCCGGCATGAATTCTAAAAGTGCCATGCGTGTAGAAGAAAATTACGATTTGTTCAAACAATTCGCAATGCAAACTGTTACAGCAGAAGATATTGAACGCAGGTTTCCCAAAAAAGTTGCAAAGAAACCTGATGACCTTAAAATTCCAACATTAGGAGAATGAAATGAAATTTACTCTAGTTTGTGAATATGGTGATGAAACAAAAATCACACATGAATTTAAAAATATCATGCTTTCTGACACTCTTGAACACATGCAAAACTTCCTAAAAGGTTGTGGTTTTGTTTTTGATGGTGTACTTGACATTGTAAATGAAAATGGTGAACGACAACCACATGATCTTATTGTAGAATTTCCAGAATCACATAATAAATCATATAAATTTGAGCCTGATGTGGATTTGGATGGTAAATGCTAAATGATGTATTGAGGCCGACATTCGATTGGATTCGTAGTGATTTCAGTTCCCATCCTTTACGTTTTGGTGTCGAGCTTTTTGCTTGGCTTCTTAGTATTGGGTGCAGTATCACTATGGCGCTCACCGTCCCTAATCCGCCTCTTATTTACCTGTATCCTGTTTGGATCTGTGGTTGTGCTATGTATTCTTGGGCTGCTTTCAGCAGAAAGTCTTTTGGCATGTTGGCTAACTACCTCTTGTTGACAACAATTGATATGGTTGGTTTAATGCGAATGTTAATTTAAGGTTCCTAAAACTTCTGTTGCCAACCTTATCTGTCTGTGATAAAATTTTATATTATGAATGCAAATTGGTTTAGAAAACTCGTATCTGATGAACTTCGTGAAATGATTTTGTGGGCAGGTCTCGCCGACAAATATGAAGGCATGAAGTCTAAAGAGGTAGATAAAAAAGGTAAAACTTTTTATCGATTAACTACGCACATTGGTGATGTTTTGATTTATTCTCCAAAAGTAATTTATGTGAATGGTCATAAGTGCCATTCTGTAAATGAAACAAAAAGACATATTCAATACAAGTATGTTCTATGAATATTTTCTATCTTGATCCTGATCCAAAAACATGTGCTGAGATGCATATTTCAAAACATGTGGTCAAAATGATTATTGAGTATGCTCAGCTCATGTCTACCGCACACCGTTTAATTGATGGTGAAGAATACACCGATCTGACCGCAAATGGCCGGCGTATCAAACGGTGGCGATTGCATGATGACCGTGAGCAATTGTTGATGAAGGCTTCTCATATCAATCATCCTTCTGCAATCTGGTGTCGTGCTAACCATGAAAATTATGATTGGCTTTACATGATGTGGAAATGCCTATTGAAAGAATACACCTATCGTTATGGCAAAGTACATGCATGTGCGAGACTTGTTGGTGTACTTTTTAATTCACCTAAAAATATCCAGCGCGGTAATTTTTTTCCTCCCACGCCTGCAATGCCGCCTGAAGTAAAAGTGTTGGCTGAAAATCCACATCCAGGACGCAAATATGATTCTCTTAAATCATATCACAATTACTACATAAATAATAAAAAACACTTTGCTTCATGGCAAGGCAAAATTAATTCTCGTAATATTCCTGATTGGTTTAAAATTTCATGATCTATACATTTTTGAATAAGAATACTGGCGAAATTGAAGAACATATGATGAAATTATCCGAATATGATGATTTCACAAAAAATAATCCACACTTAGAAAGACATTTTTCTCCTGATAGTATTCCTAAGTTTGGTGATGGCATGAGAATGGATGTTCCGGGTGTAGGTAAAGCTGACTCGGCATTCGAAAAGTATGTCATCAATCGCATCAAAGAGACCGTACCAGGTAATAATCTGGTGAAGCGTCACAAAACTAAAGCACCGAGAGAATGGTAATGACACAAGTGCCTGCTTTATTTTTGCCTAAAAATCACATTGGTAAAAAACAGAATAAAGTTAAAACCGGTTATATGGTTTTGACAAATAAAAAGAAAGAAGAAAAACTACCAATCTTATTACAAAGGAGAACTGATGGTAACAGCAAAAAAGAAAACAGCCGCAGCACAGGCACAGTCTCAACACTTCTCCTTAAAAACAATAAAACCACTCACAGAAAATCAACAAAAAACATTTGATCTATACGAAAACGAAAACAATTTAGTTTTATCTGGTTCAGCAGGCACAGGAAAATCATTCTTAGCATTATATCTTTCACTAAGAGAGATATTAAAAACCAATTCATATTACAACAAGATAATAATCATTCGTTCAGCGGTGCCATCCCGTGATCTTGGATTCGTTCCTGGTACATTGGAAGAAAAATCCAAGATATATCAAGAACCGTACATGAACATTGTGAATGAATTGATTGGTCGTGGTGATGCATGGCATTTTCTCTTGAACAAAGAGATACTTGAATTTCAAACCACCAGTTTTTTGCGTGGTCTAACATTTAGAGATTGTATTATTATTTTCGATGAGTTTCAGAGTGCAACATTTCATGAAATAGATTCGGTATTGACAAGAGTTGGTGAAAATTGCCGTTTCATTTTATGTGGTGACCATGCACAGAATGATCTAAATAACAAAAAAGAAAAATCTGGTTTTGAAGATGTAATAAAAATTCTAAAGAACATAAGCAATGTCTCACATGTTCAATTTGGATTAGATGATGTTGTTCGATCCGGTTTTGTTCGTGAATACTTAATACAAAAAGAGAAAATGAAATTATAATGTTATACAATCATTGCCCACCATTAGAATTGCCAAACTTAGTATCAGAAACAAAACCTGATGGTAAGAGATATTATGTCACACCAAGTGGTATGAAATTACCATCAGTCACTACTGTTGTTGGTGCAAAGAAAAAACAATCAATAATGGAATGGCGCAATCGCGTTGGTGAAGCAGAAGCAAACCGCATATCTCGCATTGCTACTGGTAGAGGTAATCGCGTACATAATCTTGCAGAAAAGTATCTAAAGAACGAAAAGATAGATTGGGTCAGTGAAATGCCTGATTCTGTTATTATGTTTCGTTCTTTGATACCACACATGCAATCAATCAACAATATACACTATATTGAGCAATCAATGTGGTCAGAAAAACTAGGCATGGCTGGTCGTGTTGATTTGATTGCTGAATGGGATGGTGTATTATCTGTAATTGATTTTAAAACTTCTAAGAAGATAAAAGCAAAAGAAGATATACCAGAATACTTTGCACAATGTACCGCATACTCTTGCATGTACGAAGAACTTGTCGGCAAACCTATCGATCAAATAGTCATTGTGATGGCCGTAGAAGATGAGAAACCATTAATATTTGTGGAAAAAACTGAAGATCATCTACACAATCTATTGGAACATATAGATTTCTACCGAAAAAACTCTTGACACCTAAATAATAAATCACTATAATTATTTTATGGTTGTATGAAGCAACTTGAAAAGTGTTCTGGACGTGGGTTCGACTCCCACCTGGTCCACCATAAGAGCATAAATTTACTTTGGTATTATGTTTTTATGATGGGCCAGCCATGGTTTCGACAGGGCAAAGAGTATAGAAGTGGACAACTAGGTAATGCAGAAGCCTTAAGGATGTGGGTTGTTCCCTTCCGAAGAAGCAAAACAAAGTAAACGCAAACGATGAACGTTTCGCATTAGCAGCCTAAACACTGCTTAGGGTTTCGGTAGGTTTCCTCGTAACAGAATAACCTACCACAATTAAGAAAGGAAGACAATGCAAAGTAAACCAATACTTTTGAGCATAGTTTTTTCCGCATTTGTGATTTCTTTGGGTATGATAAATGTTGATCTTCATGGCTTATTGCCATTCAAAACATCTTATAACGAATTATCTAAAGATGTACAAAAACAAGTTACTTGTCTTGCGGAAAATATTTACTTTGAGGCTGCAAATGAGCCTCTAGATGGTAAAAAAGCAGTTGCTTTCGTAACCATTAATAGACTACAAACAGGAAATTATGCACACACAATTTGTGATGTGGTGTTTCAGAAAACAAATGGTACATGCCAATTCTCTTGGTATTGTGATCCAGAAGTTTTGAGAAAACGCTTGACAATTCGTGAAACTGCATTGTATAATGAAATTCGTGAATTAGCAACGCATATGGTTGTTAATTACGAACGCATGAAAGATGTTACTCATGGAGCGACATACTATCATGCAGACTATGTGAATCCTGGTTGGAAGTTAAGAAAAGTGGATCAAATTGGTCGACACATTTTTTACAAGAGCAACAAGGATAATATTGACAGAAACAAGGAGATTATATGAGCGAAACTAGGAAAAATACTGAATTGATTACTGTAATTGTGTGTATTACAATTGCAGTCTGTTCAGTAATCATCGGTGGATTTTTATATAACATCAATGATCGGAACAATATGTCTAAAAACATTGACGCTGCAATTCAAAAAGGTGTTGATCCACTTTCTGTTAAGTGTTCATATGAAACAACACCAACTTCAACATGCATTGCATATGCCATGGCGGTGAAAAAATAATGCCTACCAAAAATGAAATTGCTGAATTTAGTGAAATGGTCGATGTTCTCTCAAAGGAGATGAAGTGTTCTAGAATGGACGCAATCATCTATCATTGTGAAACTGTTGGTATGGAAATTGATGTTGCTTCTTCATTGATTTCTCCTGCACTAAAATCAAAAATACGCGAAGAAGCTCAAGAATTAAATCTATTGAAAAAGACAGCAAAATTGCCTTTATGATTATTGAAGAAGGATCTGGTTTCTCCGCATACGCACTCTTTAATGCCATTAAACTTCATTTTACTACTGATTCTTATAGTTTTTTTAAGTACAACGGTAAAACCAATGTTACCAAGGAACAATTCGCTGTACGGAAAGACAAATACAGTTTCTACAAATTATCCAGAAAATACAGTATAGCTGACTTGAAAAATTTCTTTATTGCAAATTTTATAGTCAAAGATTTTTCTTGGGTTGGTGAAATTGCAAATGAAGAAGGTGAAGATAATTACAGAAAGTGGCAAAAGAGAAATCAGAGCTTGACATATGTGTTTCAACAAGATATACTCCATCTTATGGATAGTGTGAATACACCAGATGATTTACTCAAAGTAAAATCTGGTCAACATCCTAATTTGTTGATTCAAACGATGCAAGGTGAAATTGCAATTGAAACTTTGGTGATACTAAACGATATTATGAATTTCTTTCCTATGTGGAACAAAAAAATATCTGACGATATTGTTTGGCCTACTTACAAAAGAAAATGTGAAAAGTACTCACCTTTTTTATTCTATGATAAGTCTAAATTTAAATCTATTTTAAAGGAAAACTTACATGAAAAAGTTTGATTTGACATGACCTATATACTAGTATATAATGTATATGTGGACAAGTCGTTTATATTCCGTTTATAGAAAGGTAATACAAAAATGGTTGATTTTTCAAAACTTAAAACACAGTCTGGTAATCTAGACAAGCTTGCAAAAGCAATCGAAGCACTCAATACTACTGAGGGAGCTTCTGACAAAGAAAACTTCTGGAAACCAGAAGTAGACAAAGCAGGTAACGGCATGGCAACAATTCGATTCCTACCTGCGCCACCACAAGATGGTGATGATGGCCTTCCCTGGGTTAAAATCTTCTCACACGGGTTTCAAGGACCAGGCGGATGGCTTATTGATAATTGCTTGACTACCAAGAACCAACAATGTCCTGTTTGTGAGCACAACAACAAACTTTGGAATTCTGGTATCGAAGCAAATAAAGAAGTTGCTCGTAAACAAAAACGCAAATTGAATTACATTGCAAACATCTACATTGTCAATGATCCAAAACATCCAGAGAACAATGGTACTGTTCGTTTGTTTAGATTCGGTGCAAAAATCTTTGATAAGATTACCGAAGCAATGAATCCTCAATTCGAAGATGAAACACCTATCAATCCTTTTGATCTGTGGAAAGGTGCAAACTTCAAGTTGAAGATCACCAAAGTTGCTGGCTATCAGAACTATGATAAATCTGAATTTGAAAGCCCATCAGCACTTTCAAATGATGATGAAGAACTTGAAAAGATTTGGAAATCTGAACACTCTTTGTCCAATTTCCTAACTGACAAAGAATTCAAATCATATGACACACTGAAAGCAAGGCTCGACAAAGTTCTTGGACTAAGTGATGAATCAGCACCAGTTAAAACTACTGTTGAACAAATGAAATCATCACCAGCACCAAAGCGGAATGTCATCGAAGACAATGATGTGATGGATAATGTTGAGGAAGATGATCTAGCTTATTTTGCCAAATTGGCAGATGATTAAAAAGAACCCCGCATAAGCGGGGTTTTTTATTAGACCACACGAACTGAATTGTAAATCATTCTTTGGAATGTTGCATCTAAGTTTCTAACAGCAGGCATAATTCGTAAAGCATCAGACACCATATTTCTTGGTGCGGCCTCTACGGCTTTATTAATTACTGGCGGAGATACCGCCATTCTTTGATCTGCATTCATTTGTGCATTCTCTTGAATTGCATCAGACACGGGAGGTTCTGAAGTAACCGGAGTTGATCTTCTTCCTGCACTTGGATATGTGCCAAATGCAGCACCTTGTGGTGTTTGTTGGCGAATGTAATCATCATATTGCATAGAGCTACGGCCTTCAGATGGTCTTATATCTGGTGGCAAAGGCATTTGACCTGGCTTTAAGCTCTTTAAAGTTCCGTCTGGATTATATCTACTAGCAAATCTGGTATCCCATCCAGCTGGACCACCCTGTTCTCTTGGCCATTTATCTCTAGGTGTTATTGTTTCCTCTTGTTGAATTGGGCCTTCGCGGCGAAGTGGCTCAGCCAACTTACTGTATTCTTCTCTTTCTTTCGGCGTTAAATCTAAATTATCAAGTGCATATTGAGCTTCTGCCATTTTGGTTCTGACAAATTCTTCCAATTTTTCTCTGCTGCCAAATTGTTTTTTCTTTGCAAAAGATTCTATATCGTATTCTGAACTTCTTTCTAAAACAGTTTTTGCTTCTATTGGACTGATGAGTGAATAGTCTGGCATTTGTTTTCTAACAAAATCTGTCAACCAATTACTAACCAAATCAGCCAAAAAAACACCTAAGGTAGCAAGAGCTGTTATACCAAGAAGTGCTAATCCTACTGGACTACCAAACCATGAAAGTATACTCATCAATTTACCTAATTGAAGAAGATTTTTTAAGTCAAGTATTGATTGAACGACACTATCAATCATTTTTCTAATTGATGCAAAAGCAGAATTTAACATTTGACCAATTTTGCCAAATAATCCATCTTCTTGCTTTTCTGCTTTACTGACAACAACAGTTTTAACACCAAGAGCTTTCAGCAGTTGTCTATGTCTCTTTTCATCTTCCGCTTTTTGTTCTTCCGAAAAATCTTTTTCTTTATCTTTTCGTTTTAAATCACTTTCATATATTTTACTCAAGAATCCATACATTTTTTCCAATATTGGCAATGTATCATCTGATTCTCTGACTCTACCAATTCTTGTATATGGATCAACAGGTTGTGCTCTACCGGCAAAGTAACGAATATCTTCATCACTACGACCAGCAAAACGACCATACAACGCAGCGGCAGTTCTTGAACCTCCTGTCATGAACTTAACAATATTCATGGGATCAAATTTTTCTTTGATACCCATGGCTCTTGCTTTCATTCTGGTTGAAATGCCATATTTTTCACGCAATGAACTCATAATTGCACTGCCGGCACTTTCACCCATCAAAGCTTTTTGCCTCATCAACTCAGTCAATGAGGGTAAATTTCTAAGTCTTCTAGCCTCTTGGTAGTTCATATGCGTTTTGTCCTTTTGCTATTATAGCTGGTCGATCATTTTCTTCCATTAAGTTTGTTGATCGTCCTTGTGTATTTGTCTGTTGTGATGTTCTTATATTTGTGGACTGTTGAGAATAGTTTCTACCTTCAACAGATGCCATCAATTGTGAATACTCATTAGACATTCCGTATAAATTGTTTCCAACAGAAGAAACATTTTTTTCTTTCATTAATTCATTTCTTCTAAATGTTTCTCTTTTCAACATTTCAATTTCACTTTTATTTTTTTCCAACAATTCCTGTATTGTTTTTCCAGCATTCGAACTCGTCATATATCCAGTTCCACCAGATTCAACAGAACCCAACAAATTTCCATATTCATATGGACTTGTTGCCTCACGAAGTCTTTGATATCTACTATTCGTTCCTATTAATTTTCCATATTGCTCCGCAAAATCTTTAAAATCTTTATAAGCCTTAAATTTAGACCATATTCTGACAAGTTTCATACCGGGTTTCGTTGCTGGTGTTTTTCCATACCATTTCCAAGCATCAACCATTCCATGACCAGGTTTATTCATTTTGTCACCAAATTCGTAAGACTCGACATATTTTGTTCCTGGCCCGTTTGGTCCTTCGGCTTTTTTCCAGGTCTCTATTGTCGATGGAGTTGCAAATTCTTCTGTTAACTGCCATTCAAATTCTTCTCCTGGTTTTGCCGCAGCTTTTATCCCTCCATAATTAAATTTTGATGATAAGGCGCGACCATTTTTACTTTCTAATGCCCAATGTGCTGCAATGGCATCCGGCGACACTTTTCCTCCCATTTTTTCCGATGCTATTGCGGCGAAAGGTAACATAGTTGAAAAAAATGTCAAAAAAGCTTGATTTGCATTTTTTATTTCCGGAAAAACACCTCTAGGAGATATTCTTATATTTGCCGGCAATTCAGAAGGAATTTTAGTTGCAGTCGATGGTCTTTGTGTTGGTGGTGCTGGTTTAGTATCAACCCTTCCAGTACCTCTTCCTGCTGTTGGTGGAGGTTCCGGTCTTTGTGTTGGTGGTGCTGGTTTAGTATCAACCCTTCCAGTACCTCTTCCTGCTGTTGGTGGAGGTTCCGGTCTTTGTGTTGGTGGTGCTGGTTTAGTATCAACCCTTCCAGTACCCCGGCCTGCTGTTAATGGAGGCTCTGGTCTTTGTACCGGTGGTGCTGGTTGTACCGGTGGTGCCTGTCTAGGAGGAACTTGTACCGGTGGTGATGGTTGTACCGGTGGTGCTGGTTGTACCGGTGGTGCCTGTCTAGGAGGAACTTGTACCGGTGGTGCTTGAGTTGGTGCTGAAGGTCTAGGTGTTGGAACAGAAACCGGCGGTTTCGTTATAACAGGAGGTCTAAAAGGAGGAATTATTATTCTTCCTGGCTTTTCAAGTTCTTTTTGTTTTTTTGTTTGTTTTATAACCGGCACCTGAATTTTTTTCTGGCGGCCAGTTATTGCCTTAATTATTTCATTATTTCTTCTATCGTATTCTTTTTGTCTTAATTTTTCTAAATTATATCTTTCTTGTATGTCTATTTGTCTTTGATTTTCAATTTTAACCATTAGACCATATATTTCACCCAACGCTTCTTTAGGTGTTTCAAATCTTTTGTAAGATTCGGTTGAAACATCTTTTAAATTAGAAAGTGGATTTATTTTTGATTTTGTCTTCTCAGAAAAAGAATTTCTTTTATCTTCTGATATTGGTTTGGGTTCTGATTTATTTTGAGCAAAAGAATTTTTATCGCCAGATGAACTGTCGTTGCTTTGACCTAATATTTTTTTCTTTAGTGAACCGAGTATACTCATCTACTTTTCATTTTTTCTTTTATTCTACGATTTTCTTCCTCAATATACTGCATTAACATTGTGATATAAATGTCTCTTTCCCACGGTATCATATTTTCAAGTTCCGTGAGAGAATACTTATGGTGTTGTATCAAAGAGAAATTAGTTTTATAGTAATTTCTCAAACTATCATGACGAAATATTAATCGAAAAAACTTTCTAGGCCTTCCACATCAATTTTGTGTTCAAAGCCACACTTACTGCATTTTATGTCAACAGTTTCTCTTAGTCTAGGTAAATTATTGAAAAATAGTTCCAACTTAGAAAATTGTTCTTGATTTAACGATTCAATAAAATCAACCTTTTCTTCCAAACTAACCTCATGGCCATAATAGTATTGTTCACCATCATAAATGTGGTCAATTGATTGTGCTACCATATTGAAAGTCAATTCACTTGCATCTTCATGATTAAGTGAATCTCGCACCATTGAAAATTGTGGATATTTCATTTTCATGGTTATTGTATCCGTTAATTTAATTTCGGGATCAATATTCTCTTTCATGTCAACTTGCATATCTAACAAATTGACTTTACTTTCCATCAAATTACCACATTCTTTACCTTCAACCTCATTATTACAACGATATTTCGATTCAACAACTTCACCAACAGATTTGGCTCTCAAATTAATGAAATAATATTCTATGTCAATGACAGGCAAATCATCCACATTAATTTCGGATAAAGTACAATTAATTAAAACATCTCTAATCGCATTGTAAACAGAAGATGAATCTTGTGCTTCAATGGCCATTAATAAATTCTTCTGTTCTTTGACTAAAAATGGCCTAAATTTAATTTTCTTTTTTGATACTGGCAAAACAATTTCATATGTTGGCACATCAATTTTTGGTAACGGCATAATAACTCCTCATTAATAATTTCTATTTGGTTCCCATCTGGTGTAAGCAAAAGTAACCATCAGTCTATGATAATCATCGGAACTCCAGTCAAGTGACAACTGGTTTACCGATAAAGGATATGATTCAATTAATTTTACAGAATAAGACAAAACATCTGACATATCATATTGACTTATGATAATGTCGCAACAGTAGTCAGCCTTGTATCTATAGTTATTCGTTGAAAGTGGTGTAATATACTCCATCCAGTTATCAAAAAACACTTTTTGACGCATATCATCTTCAATAATAAATGTTAAATCAATATCATTGAACATTGTCAAATATGGAAATTTTTCCACAGGTCCATATGTTTTTTGTTCAGTTGTTGCAAGAGCTCGTCCAGGCAATTCTGCGGCCTGACATTTATACACCAAATCTCTTGCATTTACACCCATGAAAGGTAAATTTGCAGGTGTCACAATTCTCACATCAAACCTACTTGCCTTGGCTGGATCATACTTAAACGAAGATTTAAATCCTTGTATATTTGAAGCCATCTTATGCCTTTATTTGTTCCAACGATTCTTGCCAAATCGTTTTTGCCGATTCTTTTCTAAATTGATGAATTGGTAAATGCAGTGCAACATCCCATTCCTCAGGTTCTACCGCCAAAATCCTAGATCGTATATTAGTGTACAGATATTGTTTGATGCAAGGTCTAAACTCTCTGTACTTCCTGGACGAATCCAATATCGGATAAGTCACTCGGATTCTCTTAATCTCGTCCATCTCATTGTATATCGCCAGCGGTAACAGTTTCCTCATGAAAATGATTCTATATCTAAGTGGTAAGTAATGTAAATTTAGTCCCAAAAACCCATCCGGATTGCGTTTAAGTGGTATTACCATGGGAAATTTGTCATAATATGGTAAAGTTGCCTTATTTTTTGGATCATACATAAAAAAGTAAAGCCCACCCATCAAAAATTTCATTCTATCTGTTGGTCGTGTATATCTACCCGTTTCTTTTGTAATGGGCATAATAAACCGACCTGGACTTCTCAAGTCATTTATTTTTTTAGTTAACCATGTGAAAGAATCACGGCTCATATAGGCATGGCCAGCAGCAATTCTTTCGTCAGTTAGAGTAGTTAGAATGGAAGGTTTCATCTAAATATTTATGAGAGCCCCAAATGATCTTCCGTAATCAGTTTAAATTCCCAACCACGATCTAAACAATACTCCGATGCGGCTTTCCATTTGGCTTGATTGACACCCCAAGTAACAACTTCATTGATGTATTGTTTTGTCTTTCTTTTCTTTCTCTCAGGTTCCATTGTTTGTTTTTTGGGTTTCACTTCTAGCATTAACGTTTTTTGTCTTCCATCTCTATCTTTTACTTTGACAAGAAAATCTGGAAAGTATCGGTGCCAACGACCATCTATAGGCGAAACATAAGGAACGATCAATTCTTCTGATGCCCACGACAAAATGCTTGGATTTTTATCCAACCAATTCATAACCCGACATTCCCATGATGAACGGTAAATAATATTGTTTGAGTCACCAACGTATTTTTCTGGGTTTGTTGGTTTAAATCTTCCGGAATATGCCATAAATATTATATATGTTTTTTTCAGGAACAAAGATGGCAACAGTATCAATTTTAGATTACAATGAAGAAGAAGCAATAAATCGAGCATTAGTTGAGGGGCCAGCTGAAGCGACCACAATTTTTTATCCTGATGGCACTCAAGGACCTTTAGCTAAAGCCGTACAAAATCCATTCGAAAATGCTACTTCATATCTACAGTATCCCAGAGATTTAAATTCTTCTAGAAAAAGCCATTCCGTACAATTTCAAATATTTGAAAGAAAAACAATTTCATTAGAAGATGTAAAAACTAAATTTACAGAATTAACCGACAGAGTTACAACAGAAAATACAAATCAAGCCATTCAAAATTTAGATGAAACTGGTACAGAGTTCATTAATAATCCAAAAGAAACAGTGACTAATGCTGCAAAAAAATTAGGAGAAACTGTAAGATCCGGCGCAAATAGACTTTTTAGTGGAGAATTAGGGGGTGCGGCTAAAGAAGTTATAGACAGAGCTTCTCTTAATGTAAGAGATATGCCGGCCGGATTAATCAGTCTCTATATGCCAGATAATGTACAATTTGAATATACCGCACAATATGAAAATTTTACATTGGCTGATGCTATTGGATCTGCTCATGTACCATTAGTAAGTGCTGGTGTTAGAGCTATTACTTCCACAATAGATAAGGGCGGAAATACGGCAGCCAGAGCTCTTCTGAACTATGCTGGTTATGTTTTTAATCCACAACAACAAACAATGTTTGAAGGTATAGATTTTAGAAGTTATGCAATGGCTTTTACATTTACTCCTTTCTCTAAAGTTGAATCTGATGTTGTTAAACAAATTATCAAAAAATTTAGAGAACACGCTGCACCAACAATTGTAACAGGCGCAGCAGGATTTTTCTTTAATCCACCTTCAGTTTTTAAAATTAAATTCATGTACGCAGGAAAAGAAAATAAAAATATACCTCTATTGAAAACCTGCGTCTTAGAAAATGTCAGTGTAGATTATTCACCAAACGGTTGGACAGCTTTTAGTGATGGTAGTCCGGTGCAAATGACAATGGCATTACAGTTTAGAGAAGTCGAACTGGTGGATCGTGTTGCTATACAGAACGGTTACTAAAAATGAAATATTTTAGAACTTTACCAAAAATTACTAAAATTGACGAAAAAGGAAATTCATCACTTTTCGTTAATTTGCTAGCTAGAGCCAGTATAATTCAAGAGTTATTGAAAAATCCTTTACTTTTTTATTCTTATGATATACAAGAATCAGACACACCAGAAATATTGGCTCACAAGTATTATGGTGACATAGAAAGATTCTGGTTAATTATGTTTGCGAACCAGCTTTTAGATCCTTTATGGGACTGGCCATTGCAAGGTCAAAACTTTCAGAAATATTTAAATGATAAGTATACGACAGAAGAATTGGGTGAAATTCATCACTATGAAAAAATAATTACTACTTTAGACACGGTTTCTAGAACTGAAACTAAACATCGACTTGTAATAGATGAAGAAACTTACAACACTATGGCAAACACTGAAAATGCATATACTTTGCCTAGTGGTGCGATAGTCACAGTCAAAGAACAAAAAGCAGTCGTTACAAATTATGAATATGAAGTAAATGTAAATGAATCGAAAAGAAACATTAAAATATTGAATGAAAAATATGCGGCTCAAATGGAAATAGAATTAAGAGAGTTAATGAGTTGAAAATATGGCAACAGCATCAACGGAAACAAGACCAGATACATTTAGTTACACTCAAGATGTAAGTCTTGATAAATTGGACATTATACTTTCTGGTGGTGAAAGATATATGGTCAAAGGCTTGTTGATTGAATTAAATTATTTTGAAGATATCTTTGGATTTGTGACTTCTGGTTATATGACACTTAGAGATTCTGTAGGCTTGGTTGAAACTTTAAGTTTAAATGGTGAAGAAACCATAGAAATTGAATTTGGAAAAACAATAAACGCATCCAGACCGGCACAAACATTTAGACTTTATTCAATACCAAAAAGAATACCTGCCGCCAATATGAATGGTGAAGTATTGCACATTTATTTTTGTTCTGAAGAATTATTAACATCAGAATTATCAAAAGTGACTAAATCATACAAAGGATTTGCAATAAATGGAATAGTTCAGAGAATACTAAGAGATGAACTCAAAAGTAATAAAAAATTCTACAGTGATTACACCGCAGGAACTTATAATTTTAATGTGCCAACACTAAAACCTTTAGAAGCAATAAGTTGGTTATCAACATATGCATTGCCTTTTGCGAATAATAGAAAAGGTGCTGATATGTTATTTTATGAAAACTACGAAGGTTTTCATTTCAGATCATTGGGTAAATTGTATGAACAAACTCCATACAAAACTTACAAGTACCAACAAAAAAATGTTGGTTCTATAGAGCAAGGTGTTGTTTCTGTTTTGGATTATCAATTCGTCAAAAATTTTGATGTGTTGAATGAAGTTTCATCAGGAACATTTGCAAATAGATTAATTTCAATAGACCCAATCACCAGAGGTGTAAAAGTCACAGATTTTGATTATTTAAAATATGAGGGAAGCACATTAAATAGAAATAAACCAGAATCTCCTGTTCCTGTTGTTTCACCAAAAAGTGTCATAAAGTTTTCAGTTAGTAATTCTGAACAGGCCAGAAAACCTTATATACCCACAGGTTCTGTTGGACCAGATATATATGCAGAAACAACTATACCAAACAGAACAGCACAAATAGCTCTTGCAAATTTCACAGTTTTAAAAATAAGAATACCTGGTGATCCTAATATTTCTGTTGGAAAAGTGATCAATTTCAATATGCTTAAAACGACAAGAGAAACATCCACAACTGCAAGTAACCTAGATAATTTTTATTCAGGTAAATATATCGTGACGGCTGTAAGGCACATCATACAATCACAAGGTGTTTTTCAAACTGTTTTAGAAATTTCTAAAGAAAGTAATCCAAGGGCAAGTTAATATGATGCAGAATTTTTTAGGTAAAGACAACTTTATTTGGTGGGTCGGTACAATAGAGGATATAAATGATCCTTTAGGTATTGGTCGTTGTCGAGTGAGAATATTTGGTTGGCATTATGATGGAAGTAAAGAATCCAAAGTTAAGATACCCACAGGTGATTTGCCATGGGCTGTTCCTTTGATTCCATTAACAAATTCTAGATCATCCGTTGTACCATTTTTGGATGATTGGGTCATGGGTTTCTTTTTTGATGGGTTATCTGGTCAATTTCCTGTCATCATGGGAATAATTCCAGGATTTTTTAATGCTGAAACTGAACCAATGTTTGATCCTAATAATGTAACCCCTTCTAATCCGGATGTATAAAGATGGCAGAAGAAAAAGAATCATTTGTAAATATTCAAACTAAAGTAAGTGTAACTGATCCCAGATTTAGTGCTTTGCTGAATAAAATTGGAGTGCAAACAACTCCACCTTTGGCCAGAGGGTATCTAAAAGGAAGTGCCATAGAAGCAACAAATGCAGATTTAACTTCGGTCTGTGATTTTAAATTTATATTCGACTTTTCGTTTAACTTAGGTGATTTAATATTTCCAGCAGCTGCTCTGGCACAAGCAATTAAAAATGCAAAATTAGCCGCTGCAGCTAAAATAAGAAGTTTTTTGAAACAATTTACCGATAAACTAAGAGCAGTTTATCAAGCCATTGTGGCAGCTTTAAATTTAGACCCGACAGGTAGATTTTCTGTTTCTTTCTCGATAGCCAAACAAATTATCAATAAAATTAATGCAGCAATAAAACAACTCGCTCAGTTTATTGAAGATATTTTGGTTTGGGTTTTTGTTGCACAACAAATAAAACAATTAATAGATTGGATTTTATCATTACCACAACAGATAAAGCAGCTTTTGCAAAGATGTTTGGCCAGTTTTACAAATTCAATCAAACAGGTTGCGGATAGCATTCAATCTATACCAAGTCAAATTGTAAATGAAACCACATCACAAATCAGAACGATAGCAAACGATTTGGCTTCAACATCTGAACAATCACTCAAATCACTAGAAAATGAGTTGAAAAATTCAGAAGACACTTTACCTCCTGTTGTCATAGATGCTCTTAATGATCCCACAGATGCATCGGCTAATAATTTATTGATATATATAGAGTCTGCAACACCAAATTCAAATTCTATATTAGCGAATACAACATCAACACCTTCGCCAAAAAACACACCATGATGGAATTATAATGCATTCTACTAATAAACCAGATTTTATTTCGGCGTGGACTGAACCAATATCAGCAGCGAATACTACACATCAGCCAGTTTATCCATATAATGATGTAAAACAAACCAGAAGTGGTCACTCATTGGAGTTTGATGATACTCCAACTAGAGAGAGAATTCGTCTGCAACACAGATCACAAACATTTATGGAAATACATCCAACTGGTGATCAAGTTACAAAAGTTTATGGTGATGACTATGAAATTGTAATAAAAGATAAAAATGTTGAAATTAAAGGAAAATTAAATATTACAGTTCACGGTGATGCAAATTTTTGGATACAAGGTGATAAGATAGAGCAGGTTGAAGGTAATGTTGAGCAACGAATCAAAGGTAACTTTACTCAAGTTGTTGAGGGATTAACCTCAATAAGTTCCATGGGTGATGCTACAATTTCTGCCGGCGCAGGTTATACTGGTGCGTTAACTTTAGTCACTCCTGGTTCAATCAATGCATATGCGGGAGCTGTTTCGGTAAGTGGAGAACTTACAGCTCAAAAAATTACATCGGAAGGTAGAATAGATACAGGACCACTTTCTGGTTTGAGTGTGGGACTTCAAGGAATTACCACAACTGGCGGAATTGCTGTTGGTACTGTTTTGCCTATTCCAAAAATGATCACTTGTGTTGGTCCAATATATTCACTTACATCCATGTCGGCGCCTCTAGGTTCGTTTGGAATTAGTTCATCAATTTTAGCTTTTGATATTATTAACACAATGCTTCGGAGAGTACATACACATCCTGCACCAAAAGGAATTACTGGACCTCCAATTTCAAAAGAAATGACAGCGTAAGGAAAATTAAATTATGAGTAATAGTATTTTTGCAATATTAAGTTTTAATCCTGCTTTGGAAAGCAAGGTGATTGAACTCACACCTGAAACTAGTAAACAAATGAAAGAAATGCCTTCAATGTTAGAAGGATGGCAGCAAGATGATGTAGCTAATAATTCAACTGACGGATATTTTTTCAATCCTTTGGCTAATACGATTAATTTATTTAAAACATTGTCAAGTACAATATTATTTACTGGTAATTCTGTCACAGGATCAACATCAAATATCACAAATTTGTTATTTCAAACTGCAAATACTGCAAATACTCTTTATTATGAAACTGTTGATGGGTTTTTATACCATACCAATAGATTATCGAATGTGATACCACCAGATGAAAATATTACTGAACCGCACTTTGAAAGTGCGAGTGGTATAGGTAAAATGATTACATATATTGTTGCTCAAACTGACAATGTGCAGAATAATGCACCAATGATTGGTAGTTTTGGTGCTTTATTCATTGGAAATACATTAAATGAAATGGCAAACACAGCAAATACGATAACTAATTTGTATGTGAACACGGTTTCAAATGGAAATTCAAATATTTCTTTAGTGGAAGCGCAATCCTTATATAATGCTTATAGTAACATTTATTCAACCATGACAAGTTACAGAAATAGTGACAATGTATTTTTCCAAAAATCTGCTGAAATATTAACTAATTTCAACAAAGTCAGAAGTTTTTCACAGATGGGACAAACTGAAATTTATTTAATTAAGAATCACATAGGCACAGAAAAAATAAAATCGAGACTAGATTCTTAAAAAGCGATTTTACTTTTAGCTTATAAATAAAAGAATGCCAAACCTACAAAAAATATACTCGGATATAGACTTCACGTTCACAAGGAAACCTGTGACGAATGATGTTGCTCTTAGTTATGATTCTCAGGCAGTAATTCGATCAATCAGAAATTTACTGTCAGCAAAACATTATGAAAGACTTTGGAATCCAGATTTGGGTTCCAATATACAATCATCACTTTTTGAACCTATAAGTCCGGAAATATCTTCAATAATTGAAACAGAAATACGAGAATTGATTGGATTTTATGAGCCTAGAGCAACTTTGTCGCAAATAAATGTTGAGCCTTTGCCAGATCAGAATGCTTATCGGGTGAAACTTTCTTTTTATGTTGAAAATGCAACGGCACCAACGACAGTAACACTTCTTTTAGAGAGAAATAGATAAAATGGCTGGTGCTAATTCAAATATTCAACTGGCGGATTTAGATTTTACCGCTATTAAAAACAATCTAAAAACATTTTTGCAATCACAAGATGTTTTAAAAGATTACAATTACGATGGTGCAGCACTTTCAGTATTATTAGATGTTTTAGCATATAATACGCAATATAATGCATATTATCTAAACATGGTCGGAAACGAAATGTTTTTGGATAGCGCACTTCTAAGAAACTCTGTTGTTTCTCAAGCAAAAATTTTAAATTACATACCAAAATCAGTTATAGCACCAACGGCAACGATTAATTTAACAGTAAACCAAGTAAATACTGCATCTTTGACATTGCCAAAATTCACACAATTTATGTCTGAGGCGATAGAAGGCATCAATTATAGTTTCGTTACAGCTGATGCAACCACAGTAAATGTATCTTCAAATACTGCATTATTTACTGATATTGCAATAAAACAAGGTATTCCGACTACAATAAGTTACACTGTCAATACAACCACAAATCCAAAATTTGTTTTCCAAATACCAGAAACAAATGTTGACACTACCACATTAGAAGTTCTTGTGCAGGAATCATCATCGAATAGTTCCTATGAAATATACAGTAAAGCGACAGATGTGTTAGCTTTAGATAGTGAATCTTTGGTGTACTTCTTGCAGGAAGGAAACGATGGATTGTATGAAGTGTACTTCGGTGACGACATTTTAGGTAAAAAACTTATAAATGGCAATATCGTTCGTATGAATTACATTGTAAGTGCGGGATCAGATGCTGCCGGTGCAAACAGTTTCGTTTTGATGGACACAATTGGCACTTTTTCAAATACTGTGACAACTCCTGTTTCTGCGGCTACAACAGGTGCATTGAAAGAAAGTATTGAATCGATTAAATTCCAGGCACCAAAGTCTTATTCTGCACAAAAAAGAGCAGTCACAAAAGAAGATTACATTACAGCAATACAACAAAACAATTTAGGTTATTCCTTTGATGCGGTTAATGTTTGGGGTGGACAAGAGAATGATCCTCCTGTTTATGGACAAGTTTTTGTATGCATCAAACCTGCTGGTGCATATTTGTTGACACAGACACAAAAACAGAAAATTACAAGTGATATTCTTCGTCCAATTTCTGTGATGACTGTTGATCCAACAATTGTGGATCCGGATTATACTTATCTACAGATCACAGCAAATGTGTTGTATGATCCAAAGAAAACTAATTTAACTGCAAATCAATTACAATCTGCAATAAAAAATTCTATTTCTAACTTGGCAGCTTCATCGTTGAATACATTTAATTCAACATTTAAATTATCCGATTTTACAAATGCAATCAACAATTTAAATCAGTCTATATTGACAAATGAAATAAACATATCGGTGCAAAAGAAATTTTTGCCAAATTTAACTAACGCACAAACTTATAAATTTTATTTCAACACACCTTTGAAAAAAGGCATGTTTCAGAGTGGAATAAGTAGTTCGCCGGCTTTAAAATTTTATGATCCCGTAAATCGTTCGATTATAATAAATGGACTTTATATTGAAGAAGTTCCATCTTCAACTGGTGGCGTAGAAAGTGTATCGATTATAAATCCGGGTTTTGGTTATCAATCGACACCAACAGTCAAAATATTGGGTGATGGTACAGGTGCGACTGCTACCGCCACAATTAATAATAACGGAACACTAAAAAGTATTGAAATAACTAATGCGGGTTCTGGTTATACTAGTGCAGTTGTTCAAATTATTCCTGCTTCTTCCGACACAACAGGACAATTAGGCTCTGCGATTGCAATTTTAGAAGGACAGTTCGGCACACTCAGAACATATTATTTTAATACAAACAACGTTAAAACTATTTTAAATAGTAATGCAGGAACTGTCGATTACATTAACGGCATAATCACACTAAATGATTTTAATCCTTTAGACGTAGATAATCCACTCGGACAATTAACTATATCTGCAAATCCCACGACAACTATCATTTCTTCTTCTTATAATAGAATTATTACTGTTGATCCTTTTGATCCAAACTCTATAGTTGTCAACGTAACTGCTAAAACATGATACAGAATCATCATAAAACCTCTTTACTTGTTGCTTCAGAACTACCTGAATTTGTTAGGGATGACCCTAATTACCAAAACTTTGTTCTTTTTTTACAGGCTTATTATGAGTGGATGGAACAAAATGGTAAAGTTTCGGAAAGAACACAAAATCTTCTTTCATATAAAGATATCGATACAACAACATCTGAATTTTTAGATTTTTATCTAAAAGAATTTCTACCATTTTTTCCACAAGAGACTCTTATAAGCAAACAACAAGCTGTAAAGTTTGCTAGAGAATTTTATCAATCTAAAGGAACAATATCTTCTTACAAGTTTCTTTTTAAGATATTATACAATTCTGAATTCGATGTATTTTATACTAAAGATGCAGTTCTTAAAGCATCGGATGGTGTTTGGTATGTTGCGAAAAGTTTAAAGCTGGCAACAACAGATCCTAGATTTCTTGAAATAAAAAACTATCGCGTGTTTGGTGAGGAAACCAAATCAATCGCAACAATCGAAACTTCTGTTTTGAACGGTACAAGAACAGATGTTTTTGTTTCAAATATACAAAGATTATTTGAGTCAGGTGAATTTGTAAGAATTGTTGATAATAATAATCAGGATGTAATAATTGATGGTCAACCACTGAGAGCTAAACTGGTTGGTCAAATCAGCAACATTCGTATTAATCCGCGTAATAGAGGATTGTTGTATGAAGTTGGCGATCCAGTTGTTGTTTTTGGTGGTCTAGAAGCAAACACCGATAAAGGTGCTTCAGCAATAGTTTCCAGTGTAACATCTGGTTCCATTGAACGTATCAACGTTTTAAATGGAGGATATGGTTTCAGAGAAGATCCAAATACAACAATAGAAATAACAAATGCTCCAGGTGCTTCTGCAATTGTTGGTTCTATAGATCCAAGTTTATCTAGTATTGCAAATGTAGCTTTGATACCGATTGATACAATTAGTTTAAAACGATTTATTCAAATAGGCGCAAACAATTATAATTTTTCAAATATTGCCGTATCAAATGCAAATACAACACTTGCAAATGCATTTTCTTTCACATCTTTTTCAACATATCCCATTTCATCAGTTTTTATCATAAATCGTGGTGGTGGAATTAATAAAACTCCCATCATTGATGCAACTTCGTTTTATGAAAATGACACATCCGGAGACAATGATTTGTCAAAACTTGGTATTTTGGCTCCAATTCAAATTGTAAATGGTGGTTCTGGATATCAAGCAAATGATATAATAGTTTTTTCTGGTGGATCAGGTATAGGCGCAAGAGCCAATGTAACCTCTGTGAATGGAACAGGTTCAATAACAAGAATTGAGTATGTTCCGGATGAGTTTAGAAGATATCCCGTTGGTGGTTTTGGTTACAGAGTAAATGATCTACCAGCAGTAACCGTACAATCCGCAAACGTACAGGCTTCCAATGCTAGTATTTTTGTTCCAGGAATACTAGGTACCGGCGAATCTTTAGTTCCTATCGTGGATCGTGTTGGATCAGTAACAACAATACAGGTTGTCGATGCGGGTGAAGATTATGTTTCAACACCAAGTGTTTCTTTAAAAATACAAGATATTGTTGTTTCTAATGTTTATATTCAAAATCTTCCAATAAAAGGAGATGTAATATATCAGGGTGCAAATGTAAATGCAGCTTCTTATGCGGCAACCGTAAACTCAATTTCTCTTTTGCAGACAAACGCAGACCCAACACAGTCTCTTTGGAACTTGAGAGTATTTAATTATAATTCCAAACCAAATACACAAATTAATTTAACAATTGATAAAAATATATTTTTATCGATGGCAAATACGCAATATGATTCAAACTATGATGTTACCGGCGTTAGAACATATGGTGATGGAACGGCAAAAGCGAATGCTTCATTCTTGAATGGTTTATCTGTAAGTGAAGGTCAATATCTAAGCAGTAAAGGACAACCAAGTTCTTTTAGTGTACTGCAAAGTGAAATTTACAATAACTATACTTATCAGGTAACAGTAGAAAAAGAAATAGCAAAATATCGTGATATGTTGATGAGTTTGATTCATCCAACTGGAATGAGAGTTGTTGGTCGTTACGCTATGAAAGCCAATGGTGATTTCTATTTCCATGGCCTCGAAGCTTTAGATCAAGGTTATCCATTAAGGTACTATACCGGTTATACGGGTTCAACCGTTGTAATGCATTCAGATTTTTCAAACAAGAGTAACAATATAATTAAATTTGAGAATTTGATTGGTGCAAATATTGAAAGCTTTATTACTCCTGGTGAAACGCACATACAAATAAGTCCGACCAATGGACCAAATGTCACAGCGTTAATTACATCTATGGATTCGATTGCAAATACCGTTACAATTCAAAGTAATGTGTGGTTGACATTTGCAAATGTTGCGACAGTTGTGGCAAACTCTGGTTCTAATGTAATAAATATTTTAACTGTCACTGATGCATACGATATTGTTAACAATAAGAATTATAGCAATCCAAATTATCCAATCAAAGATATAGTGTTTGCTGGTGATACGATTAAAGTTGCGGCAAATACGCAAAGAACGGTAACTTTGGTTGATTATGCAAACAACAAAATTTATGTGAACACGAATTTTGGTGCGAATATCAATTCATATATGTCAGTTGCAAGAACTTTTGTTGCAAATACATCGTTGACCTCAGATCAAGTGTTCCTATTTGGTCCCGTAGGACAACAATATATACCAGAATTGATAACACAAGATGGTTTAAGTATAACGACACAAGACGGAAGAATTCTTCTTTTAGGATAAAAAATGTCAACAGTAAAAATTACAGACTTATCGGAAATAGTTCCTTTAAATGCAAACACCTCTAACACAGTTTTAGTTGGTGTTGATATTCAAAGTGATATCACAGGAAAGATTAGTGTTACTACATTGGCCGCAGGCATGTTTGCAAACAATGCATTGAATGTTGGTAACAATGCTGTTGTATTTCCTGGTGTTATTGGTCAATTTGCTTCAAACAACGAAAACTATTTGCAAGTAAATCTTCAAAACTTCAATCAAAATGGTTCTGGAGATTATGTGGTTACTGCTGACATAGGCACAGACACAACACATTACATTGATTTGGGATTACACAACTCAAATGCCTCCGATGGAACAATATTGAATTTAGATGGTTATTTGTTTGTTCAAGGTAATACTGGCCAAGCTGGCGGCAATCTAATTATTGGAACCGCAACAACAAATAGAGATATTCTTTTTGTTCACGGCGGATTAGAAACATCAAATGTAATAGGCAAAGTTAATGCCAGTGGTTTGTTGTTATCTAGTGGCAAATCAATTTACTTTGGTGATGGTACAGTCCAGACAACTTCTTTTGGTGCTGCTGCAACATATGCAAATGGCGCTTTCATACAAGCCAACGCTGCGTTCCTAAGGGCTAATACACCAGATGCTATAGCAAACTCAGCAGCATTATATGCTAATGGTGCTTTTGCAAAGGCAAATGCAGCACTCGCAAATACAACAGGAACTTTTAATGGTGATTTGAATGTAGCCGGAACAATGAATGTCAACAACATTTTGGTAATTGAAACATCACCTCCGGCTGCAAGTCCTTCCATAACTACAATTTCAACTCAAAATTCTAATTTATTACTTAGAGTTGCAAGCAATAATTGGACATATATTTCGAATGGCGCTTTAAAATTTCCGGACAATACACTTCAAACAACAGCATTTACTGGCTCTGCAATTGATCAAACAGCTAGAAATAAGGCAAATTCTGCATTAGCAAATACATCAGGAACCTTTGATGGTAACCTATCAATAACAGGCAATTTAAACTTATTAAATGGATCATTATCTTCTGCTGGAAATATGTCTGTCAACGGAACCATAGTTCTTGCAAACAGCAATTTTTCAGCAACAGAATCCGCAATAACAATCAAAGCAACTGCAAACGTAGCTACACCATCAAATGATGGTTACATGTTGCACATTTCCGGCAAACAAAACGTTGCTTCACGAATCGTATTTGATTCATATAGTGTGACCGGCAATGCATATGCTGTTGTTGCTGGTAGAACAGCAAGAGGTACAGTTGATGCACCATTAGCCGCAGCAAATGGTGATATACTGATGAGAATTAGTGGTAATGGCCATGGCGGAGCGAATGCAGGATTTACACAGTTTGGTGTAGCTAGAATTGATATAGTTGCAACAGAAAACTATTCATCTACGAATAGGGGATCGCAGATTCAGTTCTGGAATTGTCCAGTAGGATCAAATACATTACAAAGAATTGCATCATTCAATGGTGATTCCGTATCTTTTACTGGCGTTCTTGAACCACAAAAAGGATTTGTTTACACACCAAGAAACTTAGGCGCTCAAACAGCAATCACTATTGACTTTGCAAATGATTCGATGATCAGAGCAACATACAGTTCAACACTCACAATGTCTTTTACGAACTATACATATGGTAAAATCGTTGAAGTATGGTTAACAAACACCGCAGGTACAGGTCAAACAATTAACCTTGGTGTCTTGGCAAATAACTCTACAACAGGTTCTGCAACACTATCTGTTGCATCAAATAGATCGGCAAAGTTACAGTACTTCAGTATTGATGGTGACTTGGCAAATACTTTCTGTGCAATAACTTACGCTTAATAAATAAATCATGGCAAATAGAAATATACTTACCACACAAGCAAAGACAGTTCAAGCGGAGAGAGTATATTATTCTCCGACTGCCGTTCTGCCCTCTAGTCCAACCATACCATTGGAATCAACTTACTGTTTCTTATCAAAAGCCGAACCATGGCCAGATAATGAAAATCCTCCTGTTCCTGGCACAAGTGTTAAAGATTTAAAACAAGTTTTTAAGAATATTTTTGCTGTTAAAAAAGTTACCAGCGGAGATATTTCTCCTGTCGTTGAGAGAATTGATTGGACTGCCGGTGTGACGTATGATTATTATCGTGATGACATTGACATGTTGGAATTAAATGAAAATGGCAATTTAATTAAACAATTCTATGTAAAAAACAAGTACGATCAAGTTTTTAAATGCTTGTGGAATAATAATGATTCAGTAGCTGTTGATGAACCTTTCTTTGAACCTGGTTCGTATGGCACAAACGGTATTTTTACTGGTTCAAACGATGGTTATAAGTGGAAATACATTTATACAATTGATCTTGGACTCAAAGTTAAATTCATGGATGACACATGGATGCCAGTTTCTGTGGGTTCAAACACACCAAATCCACTCATAAGTTCAGCTGGTTCTGGAAGTATTGATGTAATTAATCTTTTTAATGGTGGTTCCGGATATGATACAACTAACGCAATCATAACGGTTGCTATCACAGGTGATGGTTCCGGCGCAGCTGCTGTTGCAACAGCCAGCAATGGTGCGATTACAGGAATAACTGTAACTTCCAGTGGTTCAAATTATACATTTGCAAATGTTGCAATCACATCAGCTTTAGGGTCAGGTGCAATTGCATATGCAAATACTTCACCGGTGGGTGGCCACGGTTTCGATCCTATTTCTGAATTGGGTTGTGCTCATGTGATGATCACCTCAGAATTTAACGGAACAGAAAATAATACGATTCCTGTAGACGTAGATTTTCATCAGGTCGGTATCATTGTAAATCCAACAGCCAAAGGATTAAGCCCAAAGCCAGCTAATGGAATAATCTATCGTACAACAACTGATATGATAGTTGCACCTGGTTTTGGTGTATATCAGGAAGATGAGATTGTTTATCAAGGTGACAATTTACAATCGTCTACTTTTTATGCAAGAGTGTTGTCTTTTAATACATCAACAAATGTCCTTTACTTGATAAATACAGTTGGAACTCCAACACTCAGCGCTCCATTAATTGGAAATACATCATCTGTTGTGAGAACTTTACTTTCGTCAACAACTCCTGTGTTTACATTGCTTTCTGGTCATATAATCTTTATAGAAAACAGAACAGGTGTTGAAAGAAGTTCTGATGGTATTGAACAATTTAGATTTGTACTAGGATTTTAAAGGATAAAAATGTCTCTGAATTTTAACGTAGAACCGTACTATGATGATTTTGACCAAAGTAAAAACTTTCATCGTATTTTGTTTAAACCTGGTTTTGCCGTACAGGCCAGAGAACTAACACAGGCTCAAACAATTTTACAAAGTCAAATATCTAAATTTGCTGACAATATCTTTACACAAAATACACCAGTTACTGGTGGTAAAGTAACAACAAATTTAAATTGTTATTATCTAAAATTAAATAGACAATATAATAATCTAGATATTGATGTTGATAACTTTTTAAATAAAGTAATTCAAGATAGTACCGGAACTATTTTAGCCAAAGTTGTGAAAACTGTTGTTGCTACTGGTACTGAAGAAGAAGCCGGTGATCCACCAACGTTAATTGTTACATATCTTTCCGGATCACGATTTACTGAAAGTATGAATGTTTTTCCTGCCGATGGATCAAATTTTGCAGCAACGATAGTTGCTACGAACGGAACAGGATTATCTTCTGTTGCTTCTATTTCTGAGGGTGTTTTTTACATCGTAAATGGTTATTCTCAATCTTACACACAAAACGAAGACGGAACATTCTCTAATTATTCTATTGGTAATTTTGTTTCTGTTCAGCCACAAACAATTGTCTTGGACAAATACAGTGACACTCCTTCATATCGTATCGGCTTGTCAATTGATGAGACAATCGTTGATTATATCAATGATTCTTCACTATTGGATCCAGCTGTAGGTTCATCAAATAATCAAGCCCCAGGTGCAGATCGTTATAAAATTTCTTTGACACTAACAACATTACCATTATCATTAGGAAATGATGATCAATTTGTGGAATTGGTTCGTATAGATGAGGGTAATATAGTTAAGCAAGTTGACAATACTGTTTATTCTGTAATTGATGACTATTTTGCAAAACGCACACACGAAACAAATGGTGATTATATCGTTAATGATTTTAAAATTACACCATCCGCAAACACAATTAATGCAAACACATATATTTTATCTGTAGGACCTGGTGTTGCATATGTGCAAGGTTATCGTGCAGAAAATCAATCTACAATTAAGATAGATTCAAACAGATCAAGACAAACAGAATCTGTAAATAACAATGGCAATTTTATTGATTATGGAAATTATTTGTATATTGATAATTTAAAAGGTCGAAATGGCAATTTCTTTGATATTACAACCGGAGATACTGTAGATTTTCATACAGTTGGTCCAGAAAATATTAACAGGTCAAATACAACTTCATATAATGCGACACTTGCTGGATCTGGTTTTATTCGTAACCTATCTTATGTTCAATCTTCAAATACAGCAAACTCACAAACGTATGTGTATAAAGCACATTTGTTTGATATTTCCAACAAAGTTTTAAGTGGTACAATTTCATCAGCAACAAGCACAACAATTACATTTAATACATCCGGAGGCAATTTTTCTAATATTGCAAATGCATATATCGGATGTACGTTAACTATTAATTCTGGTGTAGATTCTGGTGATACAAAACAAATTATTTCATATGATGGATCAACACGCACTGCGGTAGTTGATTCTCCATTTATTGTTACTCCTAATGCAAGTGACTCATTCTCTATAAGATTTGCAGTCAAAGATTTTGAATGTATGGTTCAACCAGTGCCGGACACACCATACTTGTTAGATGCTAGTGCGAGTATGAGTTCTATTGGTAAAACAAACAATGTGCCATCTGGTTTTACACAGTTGTACAATACAAACAACACACAATTAATATTTCCATTAGGAAATCCTTATGTTGCGACTGTGACAGACTCATCGTATGTAACAACACAACAATTTAGAGCTCAATCTTTTGGTTCTTATTCCACCGGTTCACGCCGTTATTTGCAATTAGATGTTTCAGCAACTGGTACATTTGATTTTATAAGAACAGGAGCAACAGAAAGTTCCGATGCAATTAAGCAAAATTGGGTTGTAGTTGTTACAGATAGATTGACAAATACAACGATTCAAAATGGAGATATTATTGACTTCACAGCAGCAGGAAGAAGCATTGCTGTAGATTCAAATAAAAATGGCGTATATCTAACTGCACTAGATTTGAATCCTTTTATTGCAACAATTTTTGTTCGTTTGAACGTTACAAACGGAAATGATACCAATCTAGTTTTAAAAACCAAAACTTTGATTGAAGCAAACACACAAATCGCTAGCAGTGCCGGTCCAGATGGAATCATCAGTAACACATACATTGATTTAACAAATGCACAATTATGGATTCCAGAAGAAGGTGTCGTGAACTATGGCGTCAATCAAAGCATGTATGTATCTGATGTGACACGAATTGTTAAAATTATTGATACGGGTGGTCTTGCACCAAATGTATCTTTGCTAACAACTGGTTCAGATGTTACTAATTATTACAATTTCAATAATGGTCAAACTGATAATTATTATGGACACTCTTATATCTCATTAAGACCAGGCAGACCAAAACCAAAGTCACTATGGATTTTGTTTGATTACTATGAGCACTCAGGTGGTGATGGTTATTTTTCCGCACAATCATATAATAGTGTAGATTTTACCGAAAGACCAACATATTTTTCAACCAATCGTATCAATTACGAATTAAAAGATTGTTTGGATTTTAGACCAGCTGTTAAAAATGCACAACCCAATTTTACTTTTAGGTATAAAATTACACCAACATCAACAAATAGTTCTGGATTATTTTTACCAGCAGACCTAAGTTCTTTTGTTTCGGATTATAGTTATTATCTTGGTCGTAAAGACGTATTGATTATTGGTAAAGATAAAACAATCAAACTTATTGAGGGTAAACCTGCTGTTAATCCAGTTTTACCTGTTGTACCTGAAGGTTCATTGGTATTGGCCAATATTTCTTTGGATCCATATACTGCGTATGTACCTGGCCAGGTAGCAGGAAAAGCCTCAAACGTAAACATTCAACCAGTATTACACAAGCGTTGGGCATTTAGTGATATTTCAGATTTACAAACTCGCGTTAATAATTTGGAATATTATGCTTCACTAAACTTGTTGGAACAAAAAGCATCCAGTTTACAAATTACTGATGCAAATGGATTGAACAGATTTAAAAATGGTATATTAGTGGATGATTTCTCAACATATTCTGTTGGATCCACATTCAATCCTGATTTTTCAGCAGCTATCAATACAAGATTGCAGTATCTATCACCAGCGTTATTGGTGAAGAATTATCCTCTACAGAATCAACAAACACTTAATACAAATAGCTTGGCAAGATTCTCAGATGCAACATTGGCTGGTTTGAGTTATGTTCCTGCACAAAATGGTGGACAATCACCATCTTACATGTTGAAATATACAGAAACAGAACTTGCGGCACAACCACTTGCAAGTAGATCAATGAGTGTTAATCCTTTTGCTACACCAAGTTCTGTTGGTGTGGTTGAATTAACTCCACCAATTGATAACTGGGTGGATAATACTGAGCTGCCTGAATTGTTGTTTGTCGATCCTAATTTGAAAACATATTTGCCATCATCGACACTCAATTTATTGGAAGGAAATCCAACATTAGCTGTTGCTGACTGGCAAACAGTTCCAGGAACAACAGTAACAACATCATATACTGAAAGTGGAGATGATGGTTACGGTGGGTTCTTCACGGGTGATACGGTCACCACAACAACCGCAACAAAACAAAACATCTACACTTACGGTTATTGGTCACAGTCATATAATCAAACCTCAAGTTACATCACAAATGTGAGTATTTTACCATACATTCGTGGCCAATATATTATGTTCCAGGCTAAAGGAATGTTGTTCAACACAACAGTCAATGCGTTCTTTGATGAGAAACGTGTAACTCGTTTGATTAGAAAACCAAATATTATTGAATTGACTGGTGTAACTGGAGCATTCAAAGCTGGTGATATCATTGGTTATGTTTCCAGTTCCGTTTTTTACAAAACCGGTTTTGTAATTGATGTATACAAATATGCAAATGGCAATGTTAGATTGTATGTTGTACAAGATTTAGATACAACATCATATGGAGCAATTGTTGTCAATGCCACCTTCAATACATCTGGTGTGTATCAAGGAAGCACCGCATCAGGAACCAGATCATCAACAGTACACTATTCAGGTAAAACTGTTGCTGTTGGAACAAACACCAACACAATTAACTTGTCTTCTTCGTTGGCTTCAACAACAGATATTTACACAGGCATGGATTTGTGGATTGTTGCGGGTTCAGCAACAGGTATTTCTTCTATACCAAATGGTTCTAAGGCAACAATTTCTGCATACAACACCACGACAAAAGTTGCCACATTAGATAGAAACATTTCTTATTCTGTTGGTGATACCTACTCTATTGGACCATTAACTACAAATGAAATAGGTAATATTTCTGGCATATTCTGTTTGCCGGGTGGTTATTTCCATACAGGCGAACGTTTATTCCGATTGGATAATCGTATTGTTACACAAGGCGCAAGCGATTTCTTCTATAATAATGGATCAGAAACAACTTATGCTGAAGCTAAATTCAGAGCACAAGGTTTAGCTACCAAGTCACAAGATGTAAATTATTCTGCCTCTATTTCTTCTGCAAAAAATACACAAACAACAATCAACACACAAACAGGAGTTATCATTAAACAAACCAGAACTTCTCCTCCAAGTGGTGGTGGTGGTTGTTGTGTGATGGCGACTGCGTTGAACAGCAAAGGTATATGGTCTGATAAACAAAAGAACACTTTGATTGAATGGTGTGAAAAATATCTACACAATAAGTCATTGGGTGAATGTTTCCGCCGTGGTTATCAAGTGATTGGTTCTAAATTATTGGTACCTGCACTTCGTAGTGATAATAAACTATTTGAAAAATATGCAACTTGGTCTTGGAACAATGGTACACAGATGGTAATGGGTAAGAAATTTAATCCATTATCAATACCAAACTCAATGTTCTGGATCACAGCATTTATGGCAGTTGGTGCTGTCGTGACCACAAATTATGCTAAGAAATGTTGGAAAAAATTGTATGAGTAAATTATGGGTTTAACTGTTGAAGAATATTTTGCACAAAAAGAAGCATGTGCTCACTGTGCTGAACATGGTAATGAAGAACATTGTGTTACGACACTTCTGAGTAGAAAAGAAAACTGTTTTGTATACAATATAACACACTATGGTATAGGTGAATACAATGAGAAACAGTTGGAATTATTGAGAGAGTTTAGAAACAATTCAACAGAAGAAGAAAATGTGGATTATTATGTTAGATGTGATAAATTAATTTCTAAGATGGGTATTTTAGAAAAACCATATCATGAACAGATTTCAATTTATAGTGGAATAAATTACAGATACATAAGAGAAGTTGTATTTGCTTTAACTGATAATGAAAAAGAAAAAGCAAAACACATAATAAATACTATGTTAAAAGTTCTTGAAACAGAGAATAACATATCGAAGGAATTAAATGACTACGACAATTATTGATCCGGTAGCACAGACATTTATTATTGATAGTGCAAATTATCCAAATGGAGCTTTTTTAAGTTCAATTTGTCTATTCTTCCGCAGTAAACCATCAACAAATATACCAATTCAGTTGTCCATTTTACCAACATTAAATGGATATCCTACTGGATCGTCATTAGATTATTCTGTAGTTTCTTTACCGGCCACCAGCGTTAACGTTTCGGAAACACCGCACTATAAAGATGAAACAACCTGGACAAAATTTACATTTTCTTCTCCGGTTTATATTAATCCAGATGTATTGTATGCTTTCATAATACAGTCTGCATCAAGTGATTATACATTATGGATGTCTCAACAAAATGATACCGCTTTGTTATCGACTTCAAAAAATCTACCAACAGATCCAAATCCAACATCACCAACTAAAATTTCCAAATCTCCCTATGTTGGTGACCTATTTGAATCGCAAAATGCATTGACATGGACAGCAGATTTGTTAAAAGATTTGATGTTTGTAATTAATCGTTGTAAATTTACAACTACAAGTGTGAATATTCCGTTTGTCGTTCCTGCTGGTTTACCACAAAGGAAAACAATCGAAAATAACATGGCTACGGCAACATCCAACTCCATATATGATGCATTAAATGTATCCACAACAGATTTTACGCCACCAGGAACAAGTATTAACTATCAATACACAACAACACTAGGCAGTGGTGCATCGGACGGTCCTTATTCAATCAATCCAGGAAAATACGGAACACCACAACCAATGGATGTTTATCTAAACGATAACAAACAGAGCCGAGTTTTGAATTATTTGGCAAATGATTCGTTTAAATTAGAAGCCTCAATGTCAACGACAACTGATACTGTAAGTCCGGTTATTTCGGAGGATGGTTTGGCATTGTACACAACCAGATACCGTATCAACAATATGGGTATAGCAAACGACAATATTATTTTGGTGAGTGGTGGTAGAGGTTACTTGGCAAATGCAAACGGAACAATTTCTTATCCTGAAATTACAGTTTCAACACCAGATGCAAACTGGGGAACACAAGCTTATGTTTCTGCCAATATTGTAATGGGCAATATAGTAAGTGTCTATGTTACCTCAGAAGGTTCGGGTTATTTGACTACTCCGACCATAACAGTTTCCAATACATCAAATGTTTCCGCACAAGTTCTTGTCAATGGTGAAACATCTTCATCTGGCGGCAATGGATTGGCCAGATACATTACACAAGCAGTAACACTGACCGAAGGCAATGATTCTGGTGATTTGCGTGTATTCTTCTCTGCATATAGACCGGTTAATACAGATATTAGTGTGTATTACAAAATTGTCGCAAGAGAAGACACACAAACTATTGACGAAGGTGATTGGAAATTGATGACTATTGTTAGTGGTTCTTCTTTGTATTCAACAACAAGAGATAATATCTTAGAATATGAAGCTGCTCCTGGTACAGGAAATATTGCAGATAATGCGGTTAGTTATACAAGTAAGAGAACCGGATTTTCTTACACATCATTTTATCAGTTCATGATAAAAATTGTTATGTCATCTTCTGATTCCACATTCTCACCTTACTTAAAGGATATGAGAACAATTGCATTGCCTTCAGGAACAGGACTGTAATATGTTGGTAAAAGTAGAGGGTACTAATATGTATCGTGATACCAATAGTATGGCACTAGTGAACAGAGATACAGCAGGCCGAGAAGAATATTTCTTAAAAAGAAAATTGGTAGAGACTCAAAAACAAGAAATAAATAAACTGAAGGAAGACTTTAATAACATCAAAACTGAAATCTCCGAGATTAAACAATTGATGTTAAAACTATTGGAAAAAAACTAAATGGCTAATACAGTTACCGCTATAAGTTATGCTAATACATTTGGCGATTGGGTTGTTGCAACCAATGCATTAATTGGTGAAAACAACATACTTGCCGGTGGAGATTACAATAAAACTTCAGGCACACTTTACTTGAATGAAACAGTACAAAACGCACTTCAATCAAACGGTACTGTCGTTATCCAGAAACAACTGTTGGTTCAAGGTGTTGGTTCATCAGGAACTATTCAAAATAACTTAACTGTTGGTGGCCAAGTATATTTTACGAACACAACATTGGGTTTAACGAATTCTGGACAAGCTAATATTGATGGTTTGTTACTCGCACAAGGACCAAATATTGGTTTAAGTGTTTCTAATAATGCATTTGTTGCCGGTAATACTACAATAAGACTTAATACAATAACAAATATATTACAAGCAAATTCAATAGTTAATACTGCAAACGCTAGTATTACCGGCACAACTTATTCAGGAATACTACAAGGTAATACCAGAACTCTGACTGGTATACTAACGGCAAATACAAATGTTTATACAGATGCATTGCAAGCAAATAATAAAATATTAACCGAATATGTAACTTCAAACACAAAAGTTTTTACAAATTTTGTACAAGCCAATTCTTCGGTATTAACTGGTATATTAACAGCAAATACAAATGTTTATACAAACATTTTACAATCTAACACATCTGTAACTACCGATGTTTTGACATCCAATACATCTGTGTTAACAGGTAGTTTACAATCCAATACTTCTGTTTTAACCGCTGCATTACAATCCAACAATTCTATATTGACCGGTTCTTTGCAAGCCAATACTACAACCAATACACAAATATTATCTGTAACACAAGAAACTTTTACAAACAGATTACAAGCAAATAATAGTATCACTGCGCCAATCATTAATGCAAATACACTCGTAGTTGCAGCAAATATAGTTTCAAATAATGATATTAGCGCAGTTGGTGATATATTCACAAATAATTTACAAGCAAATACAAATATTGTCAGTGGTACAATTGAAGCAAATACAACTATTGTAGGAAAAGTTGAAGTAAGAACTCCATTGTTAACTGCTGAAAACATTCGCGCAAATACTACAGCTATAGTTGAAGCTTTATCGGTCAATTCTTCCACTTTCATAGCCGGTTCATTACAAGTTGCTGGTGATTTTACAACATTAGGTAGATCACTGATAGACACAAATGAAATACTTTTAAAGGCTACTAACAAACAAACGCCAGGCGCAGGTTTTGATTATATTTCAGTTAATAGAACTAATTCTAGTGGCAATTTTGATGGTTTTACTGATTACATTTATTCACCATCACATGGTTTCACAACCGGACAAAATGTTTCTTTCACATTATTGAGTTCTTCATTATCAGTTATTGCAAATAATGTAACATACAGAGTTTTAAATCAAAACACAAATTATTTCCAAGTTGCAACAACCGCAACACCATCAACACCAATTAATTTTATTGGTTCTGGCTCAGGTACAATTTCCGATTTAGATAGAAGAAATGCTGAATTCCGTTGGAATGAACCACAAAAATTTTGGGATATTATAAATGTTGATGATGGATTTCATTACAGAGTTTTAACCGCTGATCTTTTTAATGATACTGTTACAAACACAAGTACATCATTAGTTGCAACAGCAAACTCAGTAAATGCAGCAAGTATTAACGCAGCGAGTGCTGCAACATATGCAAATGGTGCTTTTAGACAAGCTAATGCAGCATTCACACAAGCCAATACTGCTACCAATAATGCAGCTGGAGCTTCCTTGTATGCTAATGGTGCGTTTATACAAGCCAATGCTGCATTTGGTAGTCAAAATACTACAGGTTCTTATGCTAATTCAGCATATACTCAAGCCAATACTGCAACCAATAATGCAGCTAGTGCTTCCTTGTATGCTAATTCGGCATTTTTAAGAGCTAATACTCCAACGCATGTAGCTAATTCAGCATCATTGTATGCAAATGGTGCTTTTGTGCAAGCTAATGCGGCTTATAGTTCACAAAATACAACCGGATCATACGCAAACTCGGCATACAGCCAAGCCAATACTGCTACCAATAATGCAGCTGGTGCTTCATTATATGCCAACGGTGCTTTCATACAAGCTAATGCTGCGTTCCTAAGGGCTAATACACCAAGTCATGTAGCCAACTCAGCAGCACTTTACGCTAATGGCGCTTTCATACAAGCCAATGCTGCATTTGGTAGTCAAAATACTACAGGTTCTTATGCTAATTCAGCTTATGCACAAGCCAATACTGCTACAAATGATGCTTCTGGTGCTTCCTTGTATGCTAATGGTGCTTTTAGACACGCTAATGCTGCATTTGCAACAGCCAACAGTGCAGCAATAAACTTAACAAATGCAAGCAACTTAACTTCTGGTACTGTAGCTCTTGCGAGATTAAGTGGAATAACCACAAGTCAATTAAGTGCCACAGCGGGAATTACAAACTCTCAACTAGCTAGCAGCACAATTTCTGGTGTTGCTCTGGGTGGAACTTTAGCTTCACATTCAGCCGGTTCTTATTTGAATGGTAACGCATATAACGGTAGCGCATCACAAACTTGGTCTGTTAATGCAACAACTACAAACACTGCTGGTGCAATTGCTGCGAGAGATGGTGCAGGTGATATATACGCAACGGTATTCAGAGGCCTTGCAACTAGTGCTAATTACGCTGACTTGGCAGAAAAATACCTAGCTGATCAAGATTATGAAGTTGGTACAGTTATTGTTGTTGGTGGTGAAAAAGAAGTTACCGCCAGTTCGTATGGCGATAGAGCAATTGGTGTAGTATCTGAACAACCTGCATATATGATGAATAGTGAACTTGAAGGTGGAACTTATATTGCACTTAAAGGTAGAGTGCCAGTGAAAGTATCTGGAACTATACGTAAAGGACAACGTTTGGTTGCATACAACAATGGCACAGCAGTTGCAGCAGTACCACATGCAAATGACGTTTTTGCTATCGCATTAGAATCCAGTGATGATACTGGAGTAAAACTGATTGAAGCAGTGATTTTATAAATTTCGAAATCCTGCGCGGAGCTCCGAAAAAAATTTGCGCTGATTTCAAAAGTCCAAAAAGCGATTTTACTTTTATGAATTTTGATTTTTTATATAATGGTAACTTAGCAATGATCATTGACAATCATGGCCGAGATCATATTATAAATTTCGATTTAGTCGATTACTATATAGCAGAAGAAAAATACACAGTCAAGGTTGAAGGTTTGGAAGAATATTTCTCTGAATACCTACCAAACACTGTTCATTGTTATATTTCTCCAAAAAATGCGAAAAGTTTTCCAGAACATTTAGACCCAATTGATGTTAAAATTGTCTGTATTGATGGAACAAAAACTTTAAAAGTAAAAAACGAAAACGTGATTTTGAAAAAAGGTGAAAGTATTTTGATACCTGCAAATACTTCACATCAAGCAACAAATCATTATGATTCAATAATTTTATCTATTGGTTATGAAAGAACTACTGATTTACTTAAAAACAACAGAAACCTGTAATTTAAATTGTAAACATTGTTTTACAAATGGTAGTAATGGATCCAAAATATATTGGAATCACGTAAAAGTTGCAGATTGGTTAAAAAGATTAAATAAAGAAATGCCAAGTGCGCCACACGTACATTTGGAATTTCATGGAGGAGAACCTTTTCTAGCAGATATCGAAACACTACAATATGTTTATGATAACTGCCAAAATTTATGGAAAAGCCAGAGTTGGGGTATCACAACCAATCTAACATTCAAACTCGACCAAGAAAAAATCGACTTCATTATGGGTCCATTAGGTGGCAGAGTCGGCACTAGTTGGGATCCAGATATTCGATTTGCAAACCCAAAACAATATGATTTGTGGAGAAAAAATGTACAAACACTGATTGATTTGGGTGTTGTTGTCAAATTATTCATTAGTGTAACAAAAGGTACAATTGAGATTGAACCCATAGAACTACTTGAATGGGTCAGATCACTTGGTGTCAAAGAATTAGCACTAGAACGATTAACAATGAATGGTAGTGCAAAACAAAACTTGCACATATTTCCCACAAACATTGAACAAGACCAATGGTTTTTAAAAATGCATCAACAGAGTGAAGAACATGGTGCGAGAGACTGGTTCGACAACGAATTTTTAGAAACAATATATTCAAAATTTGAAAAAAATTTCAATGCTGGTGGTACTTTTTGTAGAGATTGTGAAGAAAAATTATTCACATTAAATGCAGATGGAACTATATCTGGATGTCCAAATTCTGCACCAGAATTTCAATTTGGAAAAATAGATGACACCATAGAAACTCTTATAAATAGTCCAACTAGAATTGAAAATATTGCATGTGAAAGGTCTAGAGATCCTAGATGTTATTCTTGTGATGTTTTTGAATATTGCGGTGGAGACTGCCATCAACTTGAATGGGAAGAAAACGTGTGTGGTGCACCAAAAAGTTTGATGAAGTTTTTAAAATATAGTCAAAAAAGAAAAGTATGGATGATAAAAGATGGCAACATTAACTAGTCCTGTAAGAACACAAAATATTGTCGATAGATTTGCTGATTATGTAACAGCAACAGCAGCTTCGGGAATTTCTTGGGGAACAAACGCCAAGCCATTTGCTGAAATGCCCGATTCAACTTTTGGTGGCACAACCAGTGGAAGATCAATAGGCATATCAGGAGGTAATATTGGTTCTGGATTAATTACAGCATCAAATATTTACAACACACTTGTAAATGAAACTACACAATATACATCAATTAGAAACCTGCGCGCAATACTAAATGTACTAGGTGACGGCGGCAATCTTGGTACACGTCCAGGTCAATTAGGTTATATTTACGATCAGACGGCCGTTGCATATATGAATACAAATTATCTTCAAAGTATTGGTTCACCAGGAAATGCCGGCGTGGCTTCTGGAAATGTAATCTCTACTGTAAATTTAGAATCATTTTTTAATACACTTAGAAATTCATATAATAGTGCAAGAGCAACCACAGCAACAGTCCAAGTTGATGTTTGTCACTCATCTTGTCACTCAGCATGTCACAGTTCCAGATCCAGGAGATAATAATGAATATTATTGAAACAACCGCACCAATATCTATTGATAATTTAAAAAAATACTTTGCTGACAAAACAACTTTTTTTATTATCAATTATAAAGATAGTGCTCTAAAAAACACAAAATTATTAACTTATCTTTCAAATTTAGATATACCTTGTGATGTTAATTTTAAGGATTGTTCGGAAAAAGAATGTTTTGATATGATCAAAGACTATTTAAACACACAAACTATTGTTAATATTCCTTCTTTAGAAAAAGCAACCATTGGTATTTTGCAACAAACAAAAGGATTGGTTCCTATTGTTGACAAAGATTTTATTGAGGAAAACAAAGAAATATTAAATAAGTGGATATCAAAATTAGAAAGTTTGACTCTTTATAATATGTATATTGTTAAAGATGAAACTTTTAAAGAGTTTGTTAACAGTTTCCCTGTCGATGAAACAAAAGAAATGACTGGAGTTAATTTTGTTAGTTTACTAAAACACCAAAATTTTTATTCTTTCTACCAAAATACAAATCAGAGTCATTTGAAATTTTATCCATATTATTTTAATGAATATATTTT